TTAAAAGTGTAAACAACTTCGCCGCCTTCGTTATAAATATTAATATTATACCCACTATTGGTCACTTCTTCACCAGGAGTAACTACAAAAAGATATTCTCCTCCGCTAACGCATCTAAAATAAGGACCGTTGAAGAATAAAGTATATACGTTTTTGTCTGCAGTTGTTATCAATCCACTACTTCTATCGAAGCTTTCAGCGCCAATTGCAATATTAAGTCCGTTGATTTTTTCATTAATACTTTCAAGTTCAGCATCGATTGTGGTAGATTCTATATTTCTTCCAACCGTAAAAGGGTAATCTTTATATACAGGCGCTGTAACCTTATATAATTTACCCTCAATAAAAACAAGCTCCCCTATCTCATAATTCCTATCAGCAGTAAAGCTTGACAAGCTTGGAGCAATACCGTCAATTTTTTCCGCATTTTCGTCACTTGTGTTAAGTTTATCAGTAACCCCGCGCGATAAATCGCTTTCAGGAATACCGCCAGCAGGCTTTGTATAACTGCCAAGCCCATAATATTCTCCATTATGGCTTCCTTCGATTTCAATATTATTAATTTTCGGTTTATTAATTAAATTATTATAATCCTTATTTTCCACAAATTGTTCATTAATTTTATCTCTTAATTCCTCGCTCAAATCGCTTTCAGGAATTCCATTTGTCGGCTTAGTATATTTCCTCGCAACTTCAAGTTTAACGGTTCCAACGTCAAGAACTACACTATTAATCGCGCTTACAATATCATCCTTATTTTCAGTCTGCAAGTCCTCAAGCTCACCGATCTTTTCATTAATCCTATTAAGCATCTCGGTAAACTGTTCTATATCCCCAATACCTTCAATAGTATTAACAATCTGAGTAAGTCTATTTACATCCCCTACAAGCCCATCGACATAGTATTTAAGTTTCGACAGCACTTCATAATAGCTAAGGCTATCATCGTACACCAGTGGGAGGACGTTATTTACCCACCATTTATAAGGCTCATACTGATAACTCATATGTTTCCTCCTTACCACAATAACATGAACAAATCTTTCAACTCGTCAAACACCATCAATTCCACATTTATAAGACTATCTCTATATTCCATCATTGCCTTGCTATAACTAATACCACTTCTTTTTCCAACAATATGCTCAACCATATTATTACTATTAGCAAAAGCTCCTGTTCCAATAAGGCTTATAGTTTCCTTATTACTACTACTCGAATTTCTTCTCCCACTTATATCAGAATTATTATCCCCCTCGCCTGTGGCGATAGTGGCATTTGTTAAATAATTATCATTCTCTACACCAATCAGCCCACCCTGTGGCGTATCACTGAACTTATTAACATTCTTATTTTTTCCGCTTTCCTTTTTATTACTATTATAACTCTCCCCGCTATTCCCTTCACCGTTTCTATCTGTATTCTCAGCTCTATTATTTTCCCCACTCTCTTTCCCCTCTACTGTTCTTGTATAATCAACGTCATAAAAGGGGTCATAATTCATAGCAGTAGTTTCAAACATCCTATTATAATATGGCATTATTTCTCTCATTTTAGTATTAAGCTTTAACTTCCACAGCCCGACAGTCTCGAACCCTATTTCTCTTGTATAATAGTGCCTGAGAATATCCATGCAGAATATCCCTCTGATCTCCGGACGCCAGAAAGCAAATAGGTCAAAAATTTTGTCCCATGTCTGTATCAATATTTCGTCCACGCTCATGTTTTGTTTAGGCATAGTAATAGGTTCATCCCTAAGCAATATCTCATTGCATATATCTCTAACTGTCGTGGTGTATTTACTCACTACTATACACCCCACTTCTTGTTCTATAATCTCTTACCATTGGGTCAGCTTTACCGCTGTTACTTTCAGTTTCATTCTTGACCATATTTTCATCATCAGTCTGTCTAAAGTCTTCCCTGTAATCAACCTCAATATCAACGCCAAACATGTCTTTAATTTTCTCAACGGCCTGTCTTCTCATTTCCAGTCTGGTGTACCTGCTTGCCATAGTGCCGCCCATATTTCTAACTACTTCATCACTTACAAGTCTTTCCTTTTTCTGATAGCTAACATTACTAATTCCAAGATACGTCAAGGCTTCATTCCAAACCTGCATCTTGATCTGATACAGTTTATCCGCCACCATAGGCGCACCAGTTGAAATAGCCTTAACGTCCTTTACATTCAACTCTTTCTGCCCAAAAATGAAAGGATAGTTTCCATCATACTGCTCATAAAGATTCTGCATTGATAGTCTTTCATTTTCATTACACAAAATCGCAACAGGAGTTTTCTGTGCCTTACAATTAACTACAATACTCTGTTCCAGATCAGCCAGAATACTGGCATAATGGTCAACAGTATAACAGCTCGGAATCCTCAAGTAATTGTTATAAATCACCACAGAATTATTTTCATTCAGCGTTTTTCTATACTCAGCATTTTTAGCATACGCTACCCTCGTCTTGGGCACATCGTCAAGATCAAACGGGCCAGAAAGCATAACAGGGAGACAAAGGAACTCGTCAAGCTCTTCATCCTTAAAGAACACACAGGCCCCCTTAAAATACTCATTCTTTTCAATCTGCCTGTCATTAAGAAAAGTCCTCTGTTCTTTAGGAATCTTGCTAAAGTCCCACCCGATCATGCTCATTCCAAGTTCCATGAGATGATTTCTATATTTAATATAACTATTAACATTCCCGCCAAGCTGTGTTTTATCGTTTTTATTTCCCCATTTTACCTTATTCTTCGCCATTTAATCGCCTCCTGTCGGCGCTCTATTATCATTAACGTCAGGGTCATAATTTCCAAAATTTGCATACGGCGTCCAAAACCGAATACCCTTGTCGAATATTCCTTCAATCGCCGCTTTCATATCACCCGGAATCATACCATCAATACTACATCCAACAGTCTTTACATAACTATAGTAAGGTCTTGCCATAAGATTAGGAGTACCCACACGATTAGTTTTATACCCGTACATGTCAAAGAACTTATCAATAATTTCAGCATATTCTTTTTTGATTTGTTTGTAATACCAAGCAAAAGTCATTTGTCCAGCTTGATAAATTAAGTTACCATTATTAGTGCCATGACTTTGAGGGGGTCTTCTGCTATGGTCGTACAAAGTACCAAGGGCGGCCAGTGTACCGCCAAGCATACCAGTATAATTCTGTGTTTGCCCTCCCATATAAGCGTGAAGATCAGCAGCCTCTTTTGGGGTTAAATTAGTTCTATTAAGAATAGGAGCTAAATTATTAATATATTTATCTGCAGGGTTAATAGCTGCGCCACCATTAATAATACCTCTTGCCGCCAGCCCAGAGGCAGAAGTAGAATAAGCTGAACCAATAGCAGTTGCCCACCCGGCCAGCAAACTACCTGCCGTAGCACCGATAACACCAGCGTTCTGCGATAGCCAAGCTTTGAAACTATCTGTAGTAAATGAACACATCGGAAAACCGCTTAATGTAAGTTCATCATCTACTGCCCCAGAATCATAAGCATTACCGTTATAATGCATAGGCGCACAATACATGCCGGGATTCATACTTACATTTCCCCAAAGGCTGAACACGCAATTTACTTTATTAGAAGGATTTGCGAAGTTTTCATATTTGTACACAGCATCGTTCCCGCTATTATTAGTTACAAAAAGTTCATTATATGGTGAACAGAATAACTTATTATTTCTTGGTCTATATTCATAAAAAGTATTAGGAATCCTTATATTCATATGTAGCGGCTTAACGCCCTCAGTAAGTTCATTCTCTTTTGGGTAAAATTCATAAGGCATCATAAACGCACCTATAACAGCGCTTTCAAGGTTAGAAGAAGCTACATTGGCGAAAAATTTGTTAAGCCTATTAATTTCCGACAATCTACCATCAGTACCCGGAACATACGTATATACAGATATAATACCTTTAACACTATTAGTTGCTACAGACGGCTCACCAACACCCCATTGACCATTCTTTTCAGTAACGAAAATTACTTGCGGATATTGCGCATCAAATGGAGAAGCATCATAATATTCACTATCAGCATTAATAGCGGCCATTACTGCTTGAGCTACATTAACGTCACTTGCGGCCTGTGCCGCAGTTAAAGTGAGCTGTATATCCCCTATGTCAAGAATGTCGCCCTCCCTAAAATTATCACTGAAGGCCATTCTGTAAACGCCCATAGTTGGGTCAGCGTCAATTAGGAAAACGCTATAGCGTACACCGCTATAATACTCACCACCACCACCATATCCAGCAGGACCCGGCACAACAACGCCATAGCTGTATTTAGGCTTGCCGCTGATTATACCATTACTTTTAATCATTTCTTCAATATCAAGCGTGGTGGCTACAACTATGCATCTTCTATATTCAAACCTATTGTGCATGTACGATTCACCTGTAGGGGAGTCTTCATCCTGTAAATAAACAGAAGCTGGAAAACTCATGTACGGACCTGTTTCAAGTCCTTCGGGGAGTGTATGCTCACCAAATATATCACTAACGGTATGCTCCCTTTCAATCAAGCACTGATTGAATGTGTAATCAAACATGTATGTCTGAATTGGGTCAATATGATAGTTGATAACAACTGTATTATTGTTTACGTATTCAGTAGAATCAATGAAGCAGTAAAACCATTTATTTTCAAAGCTTGTGTTTTTAAACGCCATGTAATTTGCATTGTACACGCTTGCGATAATCCTATCAACAAAGATCGTCTGCAAAACGTCCTGTGTAAGTCCAACTTTAATACTGCCTTTATTAACCCTCACATAGCTATTCTTTTCAAGCGTGACAGGATAAAAAACATTCATATAGTTTTCTTGCTGTTCAAGGGAAGTAAAAATGACGGTATTCTCCATATTAACATCGAAAGGAATAGGAGAACCTTTACCGTCAGGCTTATCCGTTGTGAATATTTTTATTGTACTGTTAGGTTCTATATAGCTCATTTATTCACCTTCTTAATAAAAAGGGGAGAATAATCTCCCCTTATATTTAGTTGACTTTGCTCATAGTTCCAGTGTTTCCAGCAATTACACTCTTAAGGTCAGCAACCACCCTGTAAGTATTATTTCCGATCTTGCAAACGACTTCACTGGTGGTTTCTGCATCAATAGATGCAGGCACATAATATGCTCCGTAGGGCGTCACACCAATCATTTGCTGTGCATTACCCTCCGTTTCAACAAAGACAGGCGTATTCTGTGCAAGTGTATCATCAGTTGTAATTTCAATGGCAATGGCTCTATTTCCGGCATCGTCTTCATCAATGCTTGTAACACGATACTGGATAGAGTTAGGAAGTGTAATATTTGCAGTATTATCGACAAAAACAATAGCATTAGCAAACGGACTAACGCTGATCGTCTTCCACGTGTGATAGAAGTAGTTCCATCTAAGGCCGCTGGCAATATACTTCTCGGCAAACAGAGCGAGGTTGTCGTACACCTGAAACCAGTCTTCATCCACAAGGATAGCCTTGACCTTCTCCATGAGTGTCAGCTCGGCGGCGGTTACTTCCTCAAGGCCGTCACTCTCAGAGCGGATAACCTCGAATCTCTCGTTGTCGAAAGTGCTGAACGAATCCACAAGGAACAGGGAACCCATGAAGTCGGCCTTCTCCATGTGGAAAGCGGCGGCGAGAACATTTACATCAAAGGACGCATTAAACTCAGCATCCATCATGATAATCTGTCTCTCGCGCGGGGTGGTGTTCTTGACACCAGCCTCGTTGTACTCGCTGGACATGAACGGGAGCATGTTGCTCTTGCCACGGAAAGCGACAGCATAGTTGCTCATGTTGGAGCCGTCAACGGCGATGGGCTTCATCTTGCCAGTGGTAACGCTCTTAATGATGAGATACTTGAACAGAAGGAACTCGTCATAATTAGCGGCGGTGTATACTGCATCAACGATCTTGGAAATCAGGTCAGTGACACCTTCATTGGACAGGAAAGCCTGCTTGAGCTGGTCGATACTGATACTCACCGGATAGAGCACCTTCCAGTTCATAGCATGGAACGCGCTCTTGACATTCGGCTTGTACTGTTTCAGCTCACGGTTCTCTGCCTTCTCCTGCGAGAACGTGAAAGCCTGAGTGATACCGACAAAGATTTCTTCAATGGTTTCGCCGTAGTCAATGAAGCCCTTCTTGAGTCTTGCATACGGGTTATTAAAAGTGGCACTCTTAACGCGCACGATAGCGATACGGTTAACCAGTGCATTGATGAACTCATTTGCAAAGGCCGGGGTGCCATAGATAACTTCACCAACCTTGGGAATGTCAGTTGCCGTCTGCACAGCGGGGACAGCGTTCTGATAAGCGAGAGAGGCGTTATCACGAATAACATTAAGAATATCAATAGTGCTTGCATTCAGCGTAGAAACCGCAACTTTTCTGGGCATACAATTACACTCCTTTATTTTGTAGTAAACAGATCGTCAAAGGTTTTTGCTTTCGGAGGGTCAGACGGATCATCATCAGGAATGTTCTCACGATTTCCCATAAAAGCATCTCTGTATTTCTTCCTCCAAGTGGCCTCAGTGTCAGCCACCTGTTTACGCAGAGAAGCGATAGTATCAGAACCGCCATCGGCCAGAGTATCGCGCATATCTGTCATAAAGTTAAGCACTTCATCGCTTGTGTTTTCTTCACCAATAATGGTGCTGAATTGGGACATAAGTTCTTCCTGTGTTCTGATCGCCATTTTTATAACCCTCTTTTCCATTTTGGTTTGATATAAAACATTATAGGCATTTCATTTTTTACTTTTGTACTCGGTGTAGGCGTTGGCGGAGGCGGAGGATTACCTGTAAGATAGTTCCACCAATAATAAGCGTTTGCTATCCTACTTTCAAACCAAGTTCCGTATTCATAGCACCAGAAAAAAGCGCTTGTCATATACTCAAGAGATTCTTCAAGTGTTACATAATCTTGGAATGATATATCATACCCGGCTCTCATTTCCCATTGTAGACCATTCTCCATTTCGTACTGTATGCGTTCAAGTTGTGCATCGTAGTCTTGCAAAGAATAGCCTAAACTTGAAGCCCATTCGCCAAATTTTTGCCACGGTGTCCATTGCACAAGGCCGAACCCAGTGTCATTTGGGTATCTTGGGTCTTCGATGGTATGACCAATTTGCCATTGACCGGGATTAAACAAACCTTCATCCTCCATGTTACCAAGCATACCGCAAACAGCGTTTAATGTCCAACCTTTATCAAGAAAATATCCAGCGATAATATCGACATTGTGTGCTTTTTGTTGTCTGCTCCACATAGGATTTTGATTTGTCCATACAGCCAGCCAGTCAAACATTTCGATCACCGATTACAAAAGTTAATTTAATCGCTTTATACTTATTTAGGTCAACTTCTATTTCTAATGTTTCAGTTCCAAGAATTTCAATAGGGACAAGCCCATGCTCCTTGTCATATTCTTCGGCATGTTTCAGAATATCCTCAAGCGGCATAGAAGCGGCCATAGCATCAACGATGGACTGAATTTTTTCATAGTCATATCCAGCTTCTGTTAGTTGCTGTTTTCGCTGTAGTCCTTCTCCCCATTTACCTTGAAATATCTCTTTAGCTATTTCTTGATTTGTTTTCATAGTTTCACCTCCATTATTAAAGATCATTTCCGCCCTGCTGTAATAGAACAGAAACATGTCAAGTATCAGATTGATTATCCACTTGCTCATGTTTTCCCGTTTCTTCTTTTTTCACAGCAGGTAACTTTTCATCTGCAAAGACTTTGCTGAGTGCATCCCGCAAGTTTGGATTCATCACGCAGATATTTTCAATTACACTTGCGGTTTCCATCAGTACGATGTAAGTTGTGATAGCTCCAGCAAAAGGCGCTGAAATGTTAAGCCCCAAAAGGGGTAAACTGTATTGGCACATATAGCCAAACAGCACAGCCATAATTTCGCCAATCTTGCGGAGAAGCCCAGTCCTCATGATTGAGCTATTTATTGTAGCTGTAATATACGCCTTTAGCCAGCCAGTCAACACATCGAATACGATGAAAGCAAGGGACACAAGTAAGGGTGTAACAGACATTGTTCATTACCTCCTTTCCTCTGTATTCCCTATTAAAAAGTATACCATACTTGACATAAAAAGTCAAGCATGGTATAATATATGGGTAAATAATACAGGAGATGATTCTATGGCTAATTACTACGATGGTACTAAATTGCTGTCAATGAAAGATCTTAACGGTGATACTCCTGAGATCTTTCTTGTAACGTCAAACAGGACGGCAGGCAAAACAACTTATTTTAATAGGCTTGTGTTCAACAGGTGGCTCAGGAAAAAAGAAAAATTCATGCTTGTCGATAGATTCAAGGATGAAATGGACGGCATAGCGGAAAGATACTGGAA